TCGAATAGATCTCCAGATAGGAGACCTGTACCCTTTTTAGGGTCATAAGAAAATTGAATCATGTGGTTTCTAGTTTAATAATCTCGATGAGATTTTTTATATCGTATGAGGCAGAGCTAAGAGTTTTTTCTGCTTTTTCTAAAAGCTCTACCGTAAGCTCGACCTGCTTCATTTGACTATCAATCTCTACAATTTCACTATGCTTTTCTGCAGTTCTTTCTATAACCGGTAAAGCTAATTTTACGGGGCTTTGTTCTTGTACTTGATCAACTACCGCTTTTTTAATTCTTTCTCTTTTCTTCTTTAAATCGTTAAGTTCTAACTTATGACGAATATACCTGCCTGCCCATTTATGCTTAATACCAGGCAGCTTAAGCTGGTATTCTTTTAAAGTAAGCTCATCGATTTTTAAGTCGTTTTCTAGCTCTTTTATGTAATCTTCTAGCAGCATTAACTTAAATAATAGTATATAGTTATATGAAATCAATTAGTATATTCGAAGAAGCGTTTCTCAAGGCTTTAAATGAAGATATGATGTCGGGAGGAGCGAGTAGTGTATTTGGATCGGGTACCTCTCAGTCAATAGGTAATGCTGGTAACCAATTTCCTTCTCAAAATGATAATGCATACGCTCCCGGGGATTCGAGAATTCCTAAGGTTTTAGGAAGAAAGAAAAAAGATAAAAAGCCTTTTATACAGAGACGTCCGCTTCCTGGATTAATGTTAAAGTCATCTTAATTACTTTATGGATTTAGGTCACTGGCTTTTAGCCGAAAACGTCACCATTAATAATGACACGTTTGGTTTTATATACGAGATTACTAATACAGCAAATAGTAAAAAATATATTGGTAAAAAACAGTGTAAATCAAAATTAAAAAGAAAACCTCTTAAAGGCCGAAAGAATAAAAGAATAGAAATTAAGGAGTCAGATTGGAAAGAGTATACCAGCTCTTCTAATGAACTAAATGAAGATATTAAGAAATTTGGAAAAGAAAAGTTTATATTTAAAATAATAAAGACGTGTGGTTCAAAATGGGAGCTGGCTTATTTTGAAATTTCTGAACAAATTGCTAAGAACGTTTTACTGCGGGACGACTATTATAACGGTATTATTAATGTCCGAATCGGACGCCCTCCAAAAAAGTTTCTTGAATAGCTTGTTATTTCATTCATAATAAGGTGTGATAAAGAAAATAGAATTTAGTCAATATAACTTAAGACTTCTTAACTTTAATTATATTTTCTCTAGAAAAATAGAAGTTAACATAATTAACGACCTTCATAGATTTGGTCTATTAAAAGACAGAATCAGTACAAATGCAAAGAAGTTTTTTTATCATCACATTATTCATACATTATGTGAGGAACTATTAAATGCTAATACTATTGAAAAAACAGTTATATATTTTAATAATACACAAATAGATCAGTTTCATATTTTAAAATACTTTAAAGAAGAAGATGTTTTAAAAGTATTAACCACTGTACTTCAGAAAATAAAAAAGCTCTTACCTATTAAAATATATGCATCTAATATATCTTTTGATTTTCTTACACATTTGCTATCTAAGCATGATGGTAGAGGTGTAGAAGTTATAAATTCTATAAGAAATTATGTAGATAGCGTTAATATAGAAAACTATACATTTGCATATGTAAAGGCGTTTACAAAGAAGAACGATTTAGTATTTCTTAATAAAGAATACTTTAATCAGCTTAAGACTAAACAACTTCTCATAGTTTAAAACAATAAATAACTATATGAGCTTTAACGACAAAATATCTAAGTATATGAATCTCTTTAATGAACAAGATCAACCTCAAGATGCAGCAATGCCTCAAGCTCAAACTGCTATTCCTGATCCAGTAACACCACAGCCGCAAGCAAAAGAAGAGCCGGATGCTCTACCACCTGAAGGTTATGTTGATATAGTTCGTATGCTTGCAAAAGCTTTGGTTATGAACATACCTCCCGGTTCTATAGATACCCTTTTTACCAAGCCTATTAACAGAGAAACAGCTACGGATGTTAGAGAAGCCTTACAGCAAGCTATAGCACAAAATGAAAATTATGAAGACAATCCTAACAAATTAACTAACCCTCATTTTAGACAGTTTGAGCAATCTATAAATGAAAATAATTTTATGGCAAAGTACAAGGAGATTCTTAATATAATGAAGCGTTACAGTGACGATCCCAATCTTAAAACAAAATGATATGCGTAAGCTTAAAAAGCCATACAAATCTCTTGATGAGATATACATTAATGAATCGTTTGCTAAGCTAGTCCCTGAACTACCAAGGCAGAAGATATTTTTAATTGAACAACCAGAAGTAGCAGAAGCGCCTACGCAGCAGCAACCTACACAAGAACCGCAACAAGCACAACCACAACAGCCAGTTCAATTTAATCAAAGTGCTAGTTCTAGAAATAACTGGACGCCTGCACAGCAATCTTTATTTGATAAAGTTACAAAAAAAGGTGAGGGAAGAGGTGAAAAGAGCGTTGCGAGCTTAATTACTGGTGAAACAGATATAACTAAATTAGAAAAATATATCCAGGGTCAAGAATCGTCGTTTGACGTTGTAGTAGACCGATCTACGTTTGAAGTTAAAGAGTTTACTGTAAGAGACGGAAGGTTTCTGGGAAGTGTAAGAATTGGAAAAGAAGGTGCAAAAACAGCTAATCAAATTATAGCGGGCATAACAAGAATTTTTAAAGATATGGAAAATGAATACCTGGCTATGGATGAAAGCGCTAAAAAACAACTTGACAGTACAATCGTAAATGCTATTTTTTCCGGTTTAGCAGAACCAACCCAGCTTACAGGGAAGAGAGGCCAGCTTATTAAATCAAAAGAATATCAAAGTCAGTTAGCAGACTATCAAAGAAAAACACAATGGTCGTTAGCGGGGTATATAAATGCAATTTTTGATGTTTCTATGGGTGAAGATAAAACTATTCAAGAGTTTCCTAGCAATTTATTTGACATTAATAAAGAGATTAACCCTAATATGTATAGAAAGAATCCGGAAAGGGCGAAATATCTTATTGTTAATATACCTAAATTATTATTAACTCTCGAAACATTAGCTAACCAATCACTTAAAACAGAAGAACCGAATACTGCTAGCCCTAGCTTATCTGAGCTACAGACTGTTTTAAAGAAATATTATTTACCTGCAGAAGATGAAAAATATGTTAGTATGCTGGATAAAGAAGCTGAAAATATTGATCGCTCATTAACAAGAAAAAAATGCGTAGCCACCGGTGGAGAGAATTGTAAAACGATAGAAGATTTTTATAAAGCGATTAAAAGCTTAAAAATGGGCAATACTTTTAATGCTATTGAACAGTTACGATTCGATGAACAAGCTATTTTATCCTTATTTCCAGCTAATTTAACCGGGCTATTTATCGTTCACCCTCAAGGCTATTTTTATATTGTAAAAAATGATTTACAGAAATATGTCTATATATCTGAGTTAACACAAAAGGGATTAAAAATAAGAGTCAAATGATAACCTTTAAGCAATTTTTACTAGAAGGCGGGGTAGCTGGCCATATGGCACATCCTTTTGATCTTCCTAATGCACGTACAGGAAAAGATCTAATTAATATTTTTAATAAGCTTGTTAATAGTCTTAAGAAAAAACCTTCCTCTGTTAAGATTGACGGTGTAAATGCTTCTATTAAATTAATTACTAATGCAGAAGGTAATAAAGAGTTTGCTATGGATAGAGGCTCAAATAGACCGGAAGATGTAGAAGGTGTAACAATTTCTAAGCTCACATCTCGTTTCCCTGAGGGTCATGGTATGATAGAGACCGGTAAGACGGTGTTAAATATTTTTAATACAGCTATTCCTAGCATAGAGCCAGAGCTTAAGAAACTTAAAATGTGGGACAATCCAAAAATACTTTTTAATATGGAGTTTGTTAAAGGCGCAACAAATGTAATCGGGTATGCGAATAACTTTTTAGCTATTCATGGTTTAAATGAAATTGTAGAAGTTAAAAGCCCGGTACGTGGTAGTATTAGTAGAGCTTCAAGAGAAATTTCTTATGATAAAAAAGCATTATTGTCTTTAATAGTTAAAGTTAATCCTATTGCTAAGAAGTCTGGCTTTGATGTGGAGCATGAATTTGCTGTTGAACAGGGTAATGTCGATTTTAATGATGTACTCAATTCACCGTTCACTGTCAATTATGATACTAAAAATATTGTAACAAAGCCTCTAAAAGAATGGCTATCTAAAGCAGTCAATCCTCGCGCAGATAAGATAAAGCTAGCTTCCGGTAAGTCTATTAGTGCTATGAGTCTAGAAAATTTTAAAAATATTACTAGTGGCGTTCCAATGCATACCTATATTGGAGATAATAAAAAGGATATTGAAAAAGCTATTAATGGTGCGTTATTTTACCATACAACACTAAAAATGGGTGATAAGATTAAGCAAGCTGCTAATTCAAAACTTGGTAATATCGGTAACCAAGAAGGTATAGTTGTCAGAGATAATACAATATCGGCTAACCCTGTTAAAATTACGGGGAGCTTTATAACAGGAAAAGAAGCTGGTAAATTTGCAAAAAGAGGTGAAAATGAAGAATATGGTATACGGGGACAGCTAAATAATGCAGATAGAGTTAATAAATCTTTTAACTATCAAACAGCTCCTCCTTATAGTAAGGATATTTTGCAGGGAAGATTAACACCGGATATGCCTATATGAAATTCGATACAATGGTTAATCAAATTTTGCAAAAGCAAAAGAATAACTTAATTGTTATTTTCCCGGGACGCTTTCAGCCGTTTCACGTTGGGCATAAAAAGCTTTATGATATTGCTAAACAAAAATTTCCTGGAGCTGATTTTTATATAGCTTCTTCTGATATATCGCAAAAAGGTTTAGAAAAGGATCCAAGCAGATATCCGTTTACTTTTGACGAAAAGAAGCAAATAATGATTGCTGCCGGTATACCGGAAAAAGAAATAGTCAAAGTTCAGCAGCCTTATAAACCTTTAGAAATTCTTGAAAAATATGATCCTGAATTTTCAAAGGTAATATACATAGTAGGGGAAAAAGATATGCAAGATGATCCTAGATTTTCTTTTAAACCAAAAAAAGACGGAACCCCGCCTTACTTTCAACCATTTAAAAGCTTAAGTGAAATGGTTCCTTTTAGTGAAAAGAACGGCCACGGCTACATTTATGCTCCGGGAACTTTACAATTTAAGCTCGGTCAAAAGAATATTACAAGCGCTACAGAATTAAGAAATATGTATAAAGTAGCTAATGAAGCTTTAAGAAAGCAGTATGTAGCTCAAATTGTCGGGAAGTTTGATCCTAAGGTATACAACCTGTTTAACGCGAAATTAAAATAATTATTTCTTATTTTTTTCTTCTAAAATAAGAATAGTTTCAAGTAATACTTTTTCTATATTTTCTTTAGATTCTTTCCTTAAAGCGCTTTTTAAGTTAGATAATAAATGGTCTCCACCTTTAGCAATAGCGGTAAATAAATCTTCTTCATTGTTTT